TCTTACGAACCCATTTTTAACATGCTCTTCGTATTCTCGCGTAGTAATAACTCCAGCATCAATAGCTTCACTAAGACCTTTTACCCAAAGCTCCTCGTGAGGGTGTCCGGGATATAACCAAGGCTGACGTGCCATATCAGTATAATGGAGGAGGTTGGTACGATTAGGGTCATAAGTATCTAAACTATTCCATGAAGGAGGGAATTGAGGTTCTACTTTCGCTACTTCAAAATCAAACATGAGCCTTTCGTAAGTAAGTTTACCACTATCTAAATCGTCTACTATCGTGTTGATATCCCAAGAAATTTCATCACAATCCAACATTAAGACTGCGTATTCCGAACCTTTCCAGTGGTTATAAGAATCCATATCTTTACAAGATAACACATCATATTCCCCAAAATTATAACCCAACAGTTCAGCCATGTCACCAAAAACTTGCATATCAGAATCTAAATAAAATGCTTTTCCTGTTGTTAAAGAAGGTATCATAAATCTCTGAAAACTAAACGGAGTTCTAGGTCTATTAGCTGGGTTATCAGGTGTTTTATACTTAATATTATTTTTATAGAGAAGGTTAAACTCCACAGGATTCTGAGTATTCTTTTTAATAGAGTACTCCAGTACTTTAGCAGGAATATATTGCTCATGCTGAGAGCCAACAAAAACTTTTATAGGTTCTAACTCTCCTATGCGAATAAGTTTAGCTCCCGTAACCTGAGACACATGACTAATGACTTTAAATTGGTCATCAAAAGTATCTCTTCCATTTTCTAAAGGGATGTACCCATTGAAATCCTCCCCGTATAATTTACCTCCGTCCAAACCAAGAGAAAAAATGTTCTTTTCCCCTTGTGCCGCTAACAATTGAAAAACTGAATCCCCGCTAAAGAAAACTAAATTTATGGGAATTCCCCCTAAAGGGCAAGGGGAATACTTATTAGCCCCTAGGATACTTTCCATATCTCTATTGTAAGTTAACAACTTCCCTGCTTTTCTAAATCTATTTAAAATAACATCTTCCTTGCAAAGTTCCTCTAAATTTTTAGAATGAGGTCTAAATCCTAAATTAGGATACCAGGGCATTAACAAATATTCAGCATTGCCTGTCATGAAATGACCTGCATCCTTTACAACCTCATAATCGATAGCATGTGTGATATCAACTTTGTGTTTTTCTACTACATGATTAAGCCCCAAAGTAATATACTTATTTCTATCAATATTCGGAGCCAAATTAATAGTAGGACCTTTCCCCATAATTAGAAAAGGTTTATCTCCTCTTTCTTCGGATTTAATCCAATCGTCAAATAATTTAATCATTTTACCAATGTTCTCCTAAAATTTTACCAACCCATCTCGCTCCGTGTTCTTTAACAAATCTAGGGTACATACTTCCATCGCTAGTTTCACTTTTGTCATACCACCCGTTGTATCTTTTCCATAATTCAGTTTTCATAACTAATTGCATACAATCTATATTGTATTTTATAACTGGCATTCCTGAGAGGACAATTTGCCATTTATCCTCTGTTCCTTTTTCTCTCCAAGCCTTAGAACCATTATACTGCATTCCTTTCATGTAAACAGGAAAAATAATAATATTATCATTATAAAACATCTTATCTTTTTCTAAGCTTTTCCCATGAAGTTCGTTAAGAGCATAAGAATAAAGAACGTTATCAGGATTAAACATAATAATATATTTTCCTTTAGCTTCTTTAATGCCTAAATCTCGTAAAGAATGTCCCCAATTATTAAACCTCTTCTCTGTGGCCTTTACTTCTATAGGAAAACCAACTTTATCATCTAAAAGAGGACCGTCATGATAGCATAATATTTCATACTCCTTAAAAGATTGCTCTAATAAAGAATTTATCCCCCTTAAAAATCTTCCATGACGTATAGAGCCTTGGTAATGCGGAACAATTATGCTAAAGTAAGGAGACTCATTCATTTTTAAGAGTCTCTGCTAGAATTTCTCGTAGCTCAGCAGATCGATAATTCTTATTTCCATAAGTCATCCATCCTCCCTTTTGCTCAACTTTTCCTAACTTAACATGATCCTCTACTAACCCAAAAGCCTCATCCATGCCTTCTTTAAAATGAAACTTGAACGCACAGGACTGGAATGGAGCGGTGGACCTGTTCTTAAGACATTTAATCTCACCACTAACCCCAACAGGGTTTTTTAAAGAATCTCTTATAATGCCGCTAGGGGGAACGTGTAGACGCAATCTTACAGACGCGTAAAAAGGAAGAGCTTTACCTCCTCCGGCAGTAGTAGTAGGATCACCATACACCACCCCTACTTTGCTTCTTAATTGATTTACTATCAAAAGTAAGGCTCTCTCTCGTCTTAAAAGAGCATTAAACTTTCTTAAACATTTTCCTGCAGATTTTGCTCTGATAGCTCCAATCATTTCTTGATTAGATTCGTAATCATCACTTAATTCCTTTTTACAAGGGGCGGTTCCAATAGAATCAAATCCTACTACAATAGGAGTTTTTGGATCCTTGTCTCTTATCGCCAATATAACCTTTTCAGCAAACTCAAAGCACTCTTCCATAGATTCCGGCTGGGCATAAATCACTTTTGAGTTGTCTACTCCTAATTGTTTTGCAAATTCTTTAGAGTATGCGTGTTCGTTATCAATCATAACACAATGATACCCCTGTTTTTGTGCATCCTTAAAAGCTTGGCTTATAAACGCAGTTTTTCCAGACCCAGCCTCTCCACTTAACTCAACAATCGAACCAATAGCATACCCTAGTTTATGATCTCCGCTTACGATTCTGTTCAAAGCAAAAGAGCCTGTATCTACCGTTCCTAAGGATAATTCTTTTTCCTCTAGTATTTCCGCACCTTCAAGTACCGAACAAATATCTTTATAATCCATTATTGAGACTCCTCTTCCGGAGCAATAGAATTACAACCGCCGCATCCTCCCGTACCCGAACCAACCTTAAAAAAAGCAGTAGTTAAGCCGGAAAGAGACCAAGAGATACTACTTCCTAGAAACCCATCAAAAACATGAGCCCAAAAAGAGGGTAAAGGGAAAGTCTCCTGAGAACTTTGTAGGACAGGAGAAAACCACAAAAGACTTAAACCTATTCCCACCCAGAATCCAAGACACATGGGACACCATAACAATTGACCGAATCTGCTGACAACAATAGAGGAGTCGTTAGCTAATTTAGCTGTAAAAGGAAGTAATAGGGAAGAATTAACTACCCCGTTAACAAAACCAAAAACAACCATGCTCCATACGAAAAAAGGTAAAAAGTCCATATTTTTTTATATCTTACTAAATTATAGTCAAAATACCGTGTTTACACAACAATTCTTGGAAAGAAAATAAAACTTTATTATCAGCCTTTACTTTTATGAACCATCAGTCACTTTTTTTCTTCCGGCTCGTTTTTCTCTTGCGTCTCCTAGTAACTTTTTTCACTACTTTTTCAAGAAGGGATTCTTCTTCCTCAGCAGGAACCTCTTCTTCTGGGACAACAGGAGCAACGGGAGCAGGAGAAGGAAGAAGTCCTCTCTTACGAAGTCTTTTTTCTCTAAAACCCATATAATTTACCTCCTCAGTATCTAGGATTTTTGGGCTCCCACTATTTCTTTAAATTGACTCAAAACAGAATTATATAAATCTAATCTTCCAGAAATATGATTATTTATATTATAAAGGTCAGACACTCTATCATGCAAATTTTGCCCCATTCTCTTTAATTGTTTCTTGCTCTTTATTAATCCTACGAGAGGATTAATAAAACCAGTAGCTCCTTTATTCGAATCAATTAAGTATCCTGACTCTCCATTTTTAATAACTTCATCATAACAACCAACATTAGAAGCTACTAGAGGAATTTTATAAATCCCTGCTTCAATAGCCTTAATTTCTGACTTAGAATCATTAAAAGCATTCATTTGAAGCGGAGCTATAGAAATATCAATATTAGAATACATTCCTCCATAATCCCAAGAAGGGCTTGCTGGATATATGGAATAATTCTTCACGCCCATAGAAAGTATTTTTTCATAGTTGTCCCATACTTTGGTTTGCCACTCATCTTTCTCTTGAACTCCGTGGGGTTTCCCGTAAAAACCCCAATGTACATTTTCTACACCAACCTTGGCGTTAACTCTAAGAGCTACACTATGGAATTCCTTAACATCTTCTTCGTGATGAATACCTCCTACCCACCCAATCCTAACTAAATTCTTTCTTGGTACAGGTCTTTTAGGAAGATTCCAACAAGGGAGACTAAAATCAACCGCATTCTTTATAACACATAACATCCCCCCACAAAACTCTGCTATTCTTTCTGCAAATTTTCTCTGAGTTACAGAGGTCATATGTGCCATTTTATAACATTCTTTAGTTATGTCATCCAGTCTCTTTTCTTTGTACAATTCTTGGAGTCTGTGCCCAGAATATAATTCCGTAAGAAGATCGTCTGTGTCGTAATGGACAAATTTACCTCTTCTCCTAGCCTCATGAATAGCTCTTAGAGTATAGACTCCTCCAAAATTACAAATATTGTGAGTAAAAAAAATATCACATTTTTCAAAATTAGTAGAAGGCTCTCCGAAAACAGATTTTTCCTTATCAAAACGTAAAGGATTTAAATCATATATTATCTTAACTTTGTCTGAACAATGCTCTTCTAACTTTTTAAAAGGAAGCCAACATCTATAATACGCACACCCTCCTGTGTTGGCCGGGTGTACTAATATTTTAAGTCTTTCGTCGTTATCCTCAAAAACATCAACCGTATTACCATCAAAAGTCGTTTCATGAGGAATATCCACGGCTTTAAAGCCTTCGTACTCTGGGGCTTTAAAGCTTTCTCCTGTTAAAGGATTAATTTTTATACTATCGTTCATTTTTCTATATATAATATTTCTTGCTCTGAGAGCAGAACAAAACAATTATTATAATCTGCTTCATTAAAGGGAGTGATGTCCATAATCTTTTTGTATTTATTAATACTCATCCGAAGACAAATCTTCTGATCCTATAGTATCCATACTGGTTATAGTGTGCGTAGGAAGAGTAACGAGATAAGAATCTTCTTCGAAATCATCCGACCAGCACTTGAGAGTAATCCAATCTCTATTTAAAAATATTAATTGGGCGTAACTTTCGTGACCATAGACACATTGCATATCGTCATTCTGGAAAACTCTTACCATTTTTCCTATAATAGGATTAACAGATTCTCCAAAAGTATAATTTTGTATAGGACCAAAAGATCCGCTAGAAGTTGTAGACATTAATAAATCTTTCTAAGTTCAAGTAACTTATGGCTAATTTTTCATTATCGCTCACAAAGTAATTGGATAGAGGATAACCTCCAAGTTAAGACATTATACTATAAAATTATTTTTTTTAGAAAATGGCTATCCTCTACCCAATATACTAACTCAATCGTGTAACAATTTGGTTAAATCAACAGAGGAATCTTCCGTAGAAGTGGAAGTTTCATCCATAGTGGAAATACCACTACTCTTGGAAAGAACTTCTGCCGCTACTCTTTCCATTTCTTCATATTCAGGATATTTAATCATACTATGAATATCATGAAGAGAACCCATATACCTATCAATATCCTGATCGGTACCTGCTGGGCCTTGGTGCCGACTAGGGCAAGATTGAGAATAATCAGGCCAGTCTCCTTGTTTTACTTTCTTAATCTTATAATCAAAACCTTCTGTTAAGTCATAAACAGGGCCATACTCTTCATCCAGAATAGTAGCAAGAATATTTTCAAATAGTTTTATTCCAGAGGAAAGAATTTTTACTTGATCACTGGATCTTTCAACCACATTCATCCAAAATTTCTTACGAGCTTTTAACTGTCTAGCAAGAGCGATATTTTCATCTAAGCCAGTTTTCCATAAAGCGAAGTAAACTTCACAAACGGGGCACTTCTGATCTTTATCTCTAAGACAGGCATAATTTCTTCCATTCCAATGATGGGTGGAAAATTCTTTATAAAAAGGGATTTCATCCGAAGGGTTTGGGAGAATCCTAATAAGGGCTTCTCCGCCCATTTCTACGTTAATAAAATTCTTAATAAAATCAGAATTTCCTCCTTTTCCCTTTGAAGTAATTTCTTCGTATTTTTTTCTTAAATCGTCTAATGTACTCATTTTTTTTTAATTATTTAAATATAAATCTTTTTCTTTTCTTTTGTTAGCAGAAATTTGTACAAGACAATCTTTTTGGTGGTCTAATCCTTTTAAAAGACCCTTTAGTAGATTTACTTTATACGACATTTCATTAAATTTTTGTTTGCTTCCGATAATCTCGGTATCCGAATCTATTATAGCGGTAGTATCTGCTACGGTCAGTTTTTTAGGAGAAGAATCCTTCGCCTCTTTTGTCTTGGTAGCCATCAAAGAATCAAGATCGTTCTCCGCCTCCGTTTGCATTTTAAGAGACTGTGCGTACAGCACTGAAAACAGAGTATACACAGCCGCATGCTCTCGTAACCTATCCTCGTAACTTTCTTCTCTTATTTCTAAAAGCTCAGGAATTAATTTTTGTATAGATTTTAAGGATATGTCTTCTAGTCTCATTATTCACTCGAAGTTTCTTGAGTAACTTTTACGGTTTTCTCTTGTTCGTAAAGTTTATTAATTTCTTTGGAGACAACCATCATAGTCGTAGTAACGATAGAATTAAGAATTCTAGCTTCTTCCGACTCTAACTTAGCATCATTCTCCTTGGAAAGAGCAACTAACTCTTCCAAAACTTTCATTATCTTTTCTTTTTTCATTTCTCTTCTGTTAATATAAACTTAAATAAATCTTTGTTTAAGGTAAACAACATTTGCAGCATGTTAGAAGTAATATGTGTAAGAAATTCATTTCCTATCGTAGGCATTTCATCATCATCGCCTAACCCAAAAAAATCAAATCCTACATGTAAAATCTCATGTAACAAAGTGCCTCTATAATCTACCGAATCTTGAGAAGGATCCACACATATTACGTTTTCAGAAAAATCTACGTAACCATATAATTGTTCCTTATCTAGGGAGGGTTGGGATATTTTATACATCTTGAACCCTAAATCTAAGACCATAGGATGCATAGGCTTCTTTCTAGAGCCAGTTCCTCTGGTATCCTTTTTTATAGTAGATGTAGGCTTCTTTACGGTCATATTTCCCTTACCGTTAGTAAATTATAGTCAATTTTGACGTTAACTACGAACTTAGTTTTCGAATTTCTTGATTTAAAAACATATATTCTAGCCTTACCTTCGTCAAACTCCTCAGAAGTCTGATTTATACTTAAAGCCAAATCACAGGTCCTAGTCTTTCCATAGGCATCTGCCAGCTCAGTATCACTG